GACTAGCATCGTAATATAATTGGCTTCTGATAGTATTAGTTTCTTTGAAAGTAATAGTTGAATCTTCATCAAAATTTGAATCTAATATAAGTTTTGGTGAGACATTATCTATCTCAAGATTGCCAGTCATGGTTGCGCCAGCCAAATCTAATTTGTCATCAAGCAATCCATCAGCCAAAGTTTTTGTATAGTATCGAGCATCACCGCGAGCCTGATTATAATAATGTGGATGGTCATCATCATTACGTCCTGATAACGCTCCGTGATCAGTAACAGCATCTGTCTTTGTGGTTGGCTCCCACTTTCCGGTTGAACTATTGTAATTAAGCTGCTGACCATTAGTAGGTGTGCCAGATACATCATTCAAGTCTTGTAAATTTTCAGATGTTATATCTTGAAGTGCTGTAGCGGCCAAATCACCTTCTGCTCCAGTTGCATAGTCATCACTTGAAAAATCTGTAATATCACTTAAAGAATGTGAGTGCACTGCATCAGCATAATCTGAATCACTGAAATCAGTAAGGTCACTCTTAGTATGCAAGTGGTTTTCCAATGAAATAGCAACTCGTGCACCTTGCAAACCTGCTGTCCATTTGTCGGTGCTATCGTCAAACAGCAATTCAGCAGCAGTTTCAGAACCACGATCAATTAATAATCCAGCAGTTCCAGCAGTAACGCCAGCACCTACTTCACCTGAATTTAATTCAATCGTATTATCAGAGATTTCAGTATCTGTTGAATTAACACTTGTCTGTGTTCCTGTGACTGTCAAATTTCCTGAGATAACAACATCGTCTGAGAAACTTTTCACACCAGCTATAGATTCTGCACCAGTAAGACTAACCTTCGAATCGATATCATTTTGAAGCTGTGTATTGGTTGTGTTCTGTGTACTTTGATTTGCATCGACATTGCTCTGGACGTTCGCCACACTACCGTCATTTGATACTTTATAAGCGTCGATATCAGCCTGTATGACACCATCAGCATTAGTCCTGTCAGTGACTTCAGTGTTGATCGCGCTGGTGTTCGCTGTGTCTGCATTCTGCCTAGCCGTTGATTCAGAAGCCAACGCACTATCGTTAGAATTTTTGTATGCTGTTAACTCGGATTGGATAACACCATCAGCATTCGTTCTGTCAGTGACTTCAGTTGACAATGAATTATTAGTTGAAACCTTGTAAGCATCTAAGTCACTTTGAATTACACCATCAGCATTTGTTCTATCTGTGACTTCCGTGTTAATCGCATTGGTGTTTGCTGTGTCTGCATTTTGTCTGTCTGTTATTTCATCACTCAGATCAGATTCAATCGAAGCGTTCTTGGCAGTCTGTTGTGTCTCGAACGAACTAAGATCACCAGCCACAGTTGCAGTTGCAGAAGCCGCCATTGTCGCATTGCTTGCCACAGCAGCATTGATAGTAGTATCAGCAGCAGCTCTACTGGCAGCTTCAGAATTAACTAAATTAGTTAAATTAGTATCAAGATTACTTACATCTGTTTCAGTTGCAGTTAATCGAGCATCCTGCTGACCATCTGTAATAGCCTGATTGCTCACAATGGCGGCATCAGACGCTGTACGGCCTGTGTTCTCCGCACTGATGCTGTCACTCAAGTTGGTCAGTGTTGTGGCTGTGCTGCTCTTGTACGTAGCCAGATCAGTGCTTTCTGTTGCTCGTGCGCTCTGGATAGTCGAAATTGATGCATCGATTGCATCAATTTCAGTTTGAAGATCAGATTTTAAATCTCCAAAATTAATCTTTTTATGAACATCACCTGATTCATCAAAAAATGGAATTGCATCTAGATCATCGATGGTGCTCTCAGCAGCTAATCCATCCACATCCATTCTGAACGATGGATTTCCAAGCTCACCACTCCCTTGATCAACTTTTACTCCTTCAAATCCGATCATTGAACGGGTTGTAAAGCTATTCTTACCAACCTTTGCCGCTATTCCATTGGGCACACTGTCATCAGCAATAGCCGTAAACGTGTCACCAGTAAGTGGGTCATTGATCTTTGTTAGGTCTTTTGAAATACGAACGTCACCAGCCAGAACCCGTTCTGTAATATCAATGACTTTAGATAATTCACAACTGTATTGTAATAACAATGTTGAACCACGAAATGTCAATGAGCCAGTGCTGGCAGCAGAGAAGCGCATCTCAACAACACCATCTGGCAATATTGCCAAACCTGAATTCTCAGTGGTTAAAGTAATTAATTGAGTGGAGGAATTAACGGACTTTCGAACGTGCATTTCACCCGACACGAATCCTTCTGCAATTAAATCGCGTGGATTGCCTAAACTGTCTCTGATTACAGCTTGGATTACGGTTGTGCTGCCTTGATTTATTTTGATGGGAAATACTGTAGTCATATGAAAATCCTAGATAGATAATGTATTTATCTAAGATTTGGCAGCTATTAAGACACTAGTTTCTTTGTGATCTTCATGTATTCCGTGGCTATACCCAATGTGGATAAATTGTTAGCCGGTATTTGAAAACGCGCTTGCGTTTGAAGTTTGATATGGTATTGAGTACCAGCATCCAAATGCACTAGTGCTGTGTCTATAAAAAACTGTCTGTCCAATGAAGTATCTTTTAACATTACTATTGGATGTTTATTGCCTCGATAAACTACGGTCTGACTTCCTGACACTTCCTGAATTTCAATCCATGCTTCTATAACAATTACGCTACCGGCCATGTAGGTATAAACATTACTCTCTCTTGTGTTTAGTTCTACGTGAAATTCAACTAGTTCATCAACCACTGGCGTATATGTGATTTGTTCAGTTGTATATGTGTTTCCATTCGGAATTGTTGAATTGCCCTCGTCAACTAGCTCCTTTTCCCAGCTAGTAATCAAATGCTGTTCAAAATCTGGTGCTCCTACTACTGGATATGTCAACAGTGAAGTGTTAGTTGAATTAAGATTTGATACCGTGTTTGGCTGACCAGTGAACCACCATTGGAACAAATTTGGAACAGCTTCAGGAGCTTGACCATCATTGTATGCTGGATGATTTGGATCAGTAACAGATCGCGCTGTGAAACCATCATTAGTAGAATTAACAACGTGTGTTGATGGATGTGGTTCCTGCACATTGGTTGATTCGACTATCTCAAACGCAATCAACGTATTATTTGTATTGCTATTTAAATTAGTCAAGTATTGGCTGATCGTTGTTGAATCATTTAGATCAACGATACTGTCGATGTTTTTTGTTGCATCTTCAAAAATGCAGTGTCTTGTGTTTGCCATATTAAATTACCTCAAAAACACGGTGGCTGTATAGCTTGGTTGTAGAACCATTCCGTAACGCCAAACCGCTGCTCTCTGACTATTGCTTCCAGCAGATGCACCACCTGAATAACTTGGATTAAAAAACGCTAGGTTATTATCATCTAATCTAAATCTAACAACATTGGACAATGCAGGATTTGGATGAACTGGAATACTGTATTTAAGCGTTGCTGTTAATGTCATTGCGTGATGGTTTGCAACACAGTTATTAGCTTGCGTTGAAATGTCTGGTAATACTCGCAGCCCTGACACAGTGCCACTGGTTCCAGTCCATTCGTGGTACATAGATAGATTGCTGGCCATGTGCCAATTACTGCTCACCTTCGAGCGCATGGCTAATATGGCATTGATTTGCAAAATCACATCAACATTGCCACTGCCAATCGTATTTTCTGGAGGAATGTACACAAACAATGTTTGAAAACCATTCATGTTTGATGTGGTGATAGGTGTTCCATTCTGCGTCCCACCAACACCCTTAATCAGTCCCTGAATTGTGGAATCTGTGGCTGAGGAACGGTGAATCCAAGAACCAGCAGCTCCACTGCCAGCATTTGGTTTCCATAGATGTGCGTGATAATAAGAACCAGCTATAGTTGTAGTGATTGAATTTTGAGCCACACTTAACGTATCAACAGCAGCAGTCTTGATGTTAGCTTTGCTTGCTACGATTTCATTTGCACCAACTGAATCAGCCGTAACAGCACCAGCATCAATATTATTTGCCTTAACAGCATCTGCTGCCAACTCCACAGTTGTAATTGCATTTGCTTGTATTTCATTTGCTGTTATTGCATTTGTTGCTATCTGCTGTGATGTAATACTACGTGCAACCAAACGATCAGCATCTACACCCCCTGCTATTAGGGTATTTGTGCCTATAGTTTGCGCGGTAACACGATTTCCGTGAACCGTTGCAGCTCCACCATTGACAATGAATGCGTTGGTATTTCTATTGTGTTGGGCAATAATTACTTGACGTTCAGCGATAGCCTCTTTGAGTTCTGTTGTACCTTTAATCTTATGTAAATTGCCGGTATATCGATATAGATTGGAAGCAGCATCCACTAAAACACGATTATTGTTTATGTGTGTATCATTTGGAATTGAGATGTAAACATAAAGGTATTGTTCACCATTATCCTGTGTGTTGTCTGGAGAACTGCGAACGTAATCGTGATTCGAAAAATTATCAAAAGAATCAAAGATGATCTTTGATGAATCAGCTCTATTAAATTGAATGGACACACCACTAGGTGCAATACTAATAACACGGTTACTTCCAGTCGTGTTGTAATCTAATCCATCAAATGGCGGCTGAAGTTGAAACGCATTATTTACGAAGCGTTCGTCTATACGGCAGTCTCCCAAATAATTTTCAAATTCTTCTATGTCAATTGATATTGCTGGAGCTGTTTGAACAGCACTGATGTTCCAATTACCAAATGTTAGATAATGATTTAAATCATTTGTCATAGTGTCATACGGACATACGTAAAAAATATAATCTTTTTGTTGTTCAGCAGATGTGAACGTTCTTAAACTTGGGTCTGTGTGAATTACTTCAACTGAACCATTCTCAACAGCAGCTAGTCTCTGAGCAGCATTCCCAAATGGAACAGTGTCATCATCGCCTTTTAATATAAAGTATCCAGCAAGATCATCATCTGTAGTGTTGGCATTTAGAGTCACACGAATTTCAGATGTTGAATTAACAAAGGTGTCGAATGTTACGCCAGCAGGAAAAGCATTAAAGAATGTTCTTGCTGTTCCAGTAGTATCACCACCAATTCTTTTTCCATGAATGTCAGTGGCATAGATTTTAACGTTCAGATTTCTTTGCAGTCCATTACTTTTCTTTGGTGAACCATCAGCTTTGAATCCCTGAAATGAACTAAGATTTTCAGCAACAGTTAAAGTATCTTCAAATATCTTTAATGAACCTTCAGATCTAAATGCAGTTGGATTAACAACATGTGATGCAATAAGACCAGAACCATCACCCGCAAAATACTCAACAACATAACCTTGTAACGGGTCTGCTAGATTCAAATCGTTCGAACCATCAACATCAAATTCAACAGTTAAATTGGCTTCAGTGAAATCAATGGTTCCTGTTGTGGCTCTTGCTCCACCTTTTAATCGAAGTTCTGTTGGACGTGTCAGACTTGATACCGCAGCAGCTAGATTTTCAAAATCATATCCTTCAACAATGACAGCAGGAGATTCAACACCAAGCACTGATTTTGCCACCAGTCTCATATCATAGAAACCTTTTGGTGCATCAGAGACAGTGTATTCAGTGTTCTTTGTCGTTACATAATTCCATTCACTTGAATTCACAGCCCACCGCAAAAAGTATTCACTAATTAAATCATCATTGTTCGCAGGCTTCCATACTAGACGTAAATTGGTCGATGTTGTATCAGTGGTTGCATTGTAGAAGTTCTCTGGAAAATAACCTGTTCCATCAGTATCTGTTGCTTCCACTGTAAAGATCGGTGCAGGTAGATTGCTTGATTCATAATTTGTTAAAGGTCTACTTGGTAACTGAACACCAACATCGATATTTGAAAATGATTCGTCACGGTATTCTTTTCCAACCACTGTGAATGAACCAAATTCTTCAGTAGATTCAGTGATAGATACCACTTCATAATCTGCTGGTTCAGCAGCACCTGTGTAGATATACCATTGACGATTAGCAGGAGCTGCAAAGTTACTCACTGAATTGTCAGATACGAATCTCCATTGGCTGTGCTTAATACGAGTGACACCAGACACAACAGATACGGAAGTGACATTGGCTTCCAGCACATCACCATTATCATCAAGGCGTCCAATCTTCCAATTCGAGCCACTTGATAAATCAACAGGACGATCAACGTTGGTATTTAAAGTATTAGAACCCGCAACAGTTCGACCAGATGATTGTTCATCTAGTTCTGGGTCGTATGTTCCTGAACCAAAACTTCCACCGAGGTTGATCAGATCATTGTCAATTATGGAAATTCTATCCCCGACCCTGAAATTGGCTGAAGTAAATCCAGTTTGAAAAGTAACCACTCTTGTATTTCTAAGTGTTCGTTCAAGTATGTAACGACAATGGCGACGAACTTCAGCTTCATTGGTTAAACCTTGAAGCGTTACCTCTTGAACCATTTCTCCATATAGTGCAATGCCTGCATCATCTCTTTCTTCAATAACTCGTTCAACAAAATCCAGTTCTTCATCTAGGAATCGTGCACGAATAACCGAAATACGTTGAGATATATCAGTGAACGAATAATTAAATCCATCGACTGTTGCTGTTGTGGTTACAACAGATGATTTGTCTTTTTGCTTATCCGATATTACCGTGATCAAACCACCATCGAGAACAATGTAACTTCGATATATCCCTGCAAAACTTTGCAATCGAGTGATCGGATCTTGCTGATCTGTCATTTGCATATTGCAAGAAAATCGAGGTGCATTAATGTCTGACCCATCAGTGTCAGTATATTGAAGTATCTCATCGCAGAAGTTTGCAAATTCAACGAACGAATAAACATCTATTTCAGAGTACGGTATACCCATTCCATATTCAGAGTTGTTTATTAATGAAAGCAGACACCATGCTGGACAATTCGTATAGGCTTGTTTCATGCCTACACCATTCCATCCATTACCCATTGTTCTGGTAGTCGCGTTATAAACATTTGGCATATCGACAATCATGCCGTACACATCATATTCAATGCCACTGATGCTGGCTGAATTATCTTCTGATGCAGGTACAGTTAATCCAGCGACACTCAGATTTTCATACCGTTCTTTGTGCTCGATTATTTCTGTGATTCCAGTGACGAATATTGAATCAGCTTTTTTATTAACATCATAGTCATCATCTGGTGAACGCTTACGAACGAGCACTTCCCATCTGTCTGTTGGGCCTACACTGTCTGGTCGTTGTACACGATAGGTAATAGAATAAGGTGACAACACTTTTCCGACTATATTACCTTCTTCACGGCGTGAACTTGATACAATGCTTGGTGTAATGAATGTGGAACCTAGTGATCGTGTATGTATTGATAATCGAGTGTCGTTTCCGTACTGTTCACCATCATCATTGATTGAAATTAAACTTGAAATTGTTATTTGCACAAGCAATGCATCAACATCACCATCACTGGTAGCATAAACATAGTCTTGTGCTGATTGATCTTTTGTATCGCCAACAGATAAATTACCACCTTTAGTAATTCGAAAGCCTTGTGCATTGCCTAGCCCTGCATCTGCATTTGAAACTGGACTGGCTATTTCAGTGAAGCCTTGTAAAAAGGATTGAATTGGAGTTCCTTCTTTAAAATCCAACAACACGTTTGGATAATTAAATTCACCCGCCGATGTCTTAACAGGATTTCGATCAACATAAACCGACTGCAATTCATCTGATGAATTAACCAAACCCTCGATTTCACCGTGGCTTAATATATCTACAAATCTTGCAGTTGCTTGACTCTCTAAGACATCAGAAAATGTTGAAGGTGTTCTTTGATTAGCCATTATTCTGGACGCCTCTCTTGCGTTACTTCAAGTGCTACGCGCAAACCTGATGCTCGAAATCTTCCAAACACTAATGGTATTGGTGAATTCTCATTGTTAACTCCACTGACACTTGAGTTCAGTGAACCTCTGGTGGTGTCTGCTTCATCAGGAATCAATCCCAATGTATAACCATAGGTGTATGCCAAAACAGCAGCCTTGAACAGATACGGACTCGCAGCAGCTAAAAATGGTGATGTAGCACCAGCAGTTAATACGGCTGATACAATTAAAACTGTGCCAAGTATATTAGCTGTTTGCTGCTCTGATGATTTCTCACCTTTGATTGCTGGATAGATATCAAGCACTTCACCTGATTGTGGAATTTTAAAATCATCAGCAGTTAATTTCTTTCCATCCAATTCAACTTGCCATTCACCCGCAGCAATCTCATTACGAAAACCTTTATGGTTGTAATTAATGTGGCTTATTGCCAATGGAATATTGTCGGACTGCAATTGATGAACGTTACCGTACTTGTCACCTAATGGGCCGTGGAGATTAACTGTCTTGAGGTTCATATCTTAATACCTTTACAATGTAAGTCTGCCAACGTGAATATGGAGCCTCACAACTTAAATTTTTGAACATATGGTGAACGATTGTTCCACTGTCTTTATACAAAGCTATGTGGTTGGGTTTTGTTGATTTGTACTGCATTAACAAAACATCGTTTGGTTCAATCATTCGTGGGTCTATTTCAATCCAACCATCTTCTTTAAAATGATCTAGATATTCACCTTGTGTTCCATCATCATTTGCCCACCATTCAAATTCAGTATCGTTTCGATCAACTATCTCGATATTTAATTCTTGCTTGTAATAATTTCTCACCAGTGTGAAACAGTCAAATATGTGGAAAATGAACGGATTTCCAATTAATTCATCTGCCATCACACCTAACCAGACTGGTTCATTAATTTGGTATCCATCACAGGCAACTATGCCCATTGGTACATCTAATGCCTTTTGGAGCCTGACATCTGCCACACTTGGAGTCCGTTCGTCGATACCACGTCTGACGTTGTTCCTTGCCTCCATGCTGTCTGGATCGAAGCAATGGGAATGCAGTAGGGCCGTTACATTTTTAAGCCCGTAGAAGGCTCTAGAATCGCATTCAAAAGCATCATCAGAATCTGATATATTCTCAAGTCGCTTGTATCGCTTATTTGAGATAACACCAACTGCTTCATTTGGATAACAGGCTTCAGCATGTTTACGGAATGCTTCTGTTTGAGCTTTTGTTAATTTAATTGTCATAGTGTGCTTAATCGTCGCATTGCTGGAAATCGATCAGACGTTGCAACGCCTTTTGGCAGAGACAAATTTGGCTGGTCTATAGTTGTAGTTAGTCGCAATTCGAGTATCTGTTTATTGACAGCTTGTGTCTGCACGACTCGAAATAAATGCTTTGATACCAGCAAGTTCTCAACATTGGCAGCATCATAATCTGGCTGACCAAAACGATAAGAATCCAGCACTCGATAACGAGTGACTTCTGCACCAGCTAAATCACCAGCCGTAAAAACAATCGATGCAAATATTTTATTTAAATTGGACAATCGCATTGTGGGTGTTGGTTGAACACCTTCTGAACCACTCTCAACATCAAGTAGTTCTAATGGGAATGGTTGAAACGAGTCTCCAGCATTACGCCACACGATTGCCTGTGTATCATCATAGAATGGTGTAATTTTAAATGTTGTTCCACCATGTACAATTTCAAAAAGATCAATGACACCTTCAATATAAGGTGCTTGTAAATCACCTCCAATACTCATTAGGCTAACTCCTGCCTGATATTAAATGTGATTGTATGATTATCATCGTGTATCGAATCATGATCATAATCACTGATAACTCGATACTTTTTTTCAACAGTATCTGTTGGCATGGTTGCTTCAAACAAATCCCAATTACCAACACCGTCTAGAAATGTAATGATGGTTTCCATCTCAGTCTTTCTGACTTGTTCAAAAACGACTGTCCATGAATCCATTTTTCTGGCAGAAGCTGGGCCAGATGTCACGCGCTGAGAATATCCATTATCAAAGTCAACAACAGAGCCACGATACATTCCTTTCTTTTTAGATCGTGTGCTTATTTTATTTTGAAAAGGCATTTGCATTATGAAACTCTCCTGTTAAGCATTCCATTTGCTCTGGTCTGGTATGCCATACGTCTATCTATTGCAGCATTCAATGCGCGTTCTGCACCAAGCTGTGCTGATCGTTCAACGTCTGCTGGATTATTATTATTTCCAGATATATCAATTTTGATTTCTGCATTAAAATTATCTGCTGAACTAGCTGCACCAAGTTGTGGTACTGCTTGTGGTGGTGATGGAACAGCATTAAGTGTTACAGCAGCAACATCAGGAGCAGGAGCACCACCAGCAGAAGCACCACCACCAAACAATCCAAGTCCAATGTTAAGTGCTTGCATGACTGCTGCATTTGCAAGTTGCTGGATTAAAATATCTTGAAGGTTAATAATCGCAGCTTCTTTAATTTCACTCCATGATGCAGCACCATCACGTCCAGACTTTGCAAAGCCAACAGTTAGTTCTTCAAAGAAATTAGTGAATGGTTCAGCTAATTTCTTTACCTGATCTTTTTGTTGCTGTGCAATTTGTTCTTCCAAACGTTCACGTCTATTTTTGGCATCTCGTTCAAATTCTATTTGAATTTCTTTCTTAGCTTCTTCATGCTCTTTGAATGCTGTTAACTGAGTGTTTAGTGCTTGACGTTGTTGGTCTATTTGACGATTCAAAGATTCACGTTGGAACTTTTCTTGCTCAGCACCAGATGCACCCAATGATAATGAATTTGAAAATGAACCATTACGCTGTTGCAGTAAAATAGATTCAAGTCTATTGTATTGATTTTCAATAAAACCCAAGTTAGTTACAAGTTCTGATTTCTGTTGACGATCTAAAGCTGATCTTTTAGCAGCAACTTTTTCATCGAACTGTGCCAATATTTCAGCACGTTTAGATCCAAACACTGAAGCAGCACTTAGTCTTTCTTGTAGTGCTTCGCGTTCAGATTCTGATTCATTTTTCAGAACAGTTCGAAACGCATCGAATCTATTTTGTAATTCTTGTGGTGAGAAAGGTAATTGTGCAACACCATCTATATTAGCCTTAGTAATGGAATTCTCTTGCTCTCTAGTTATGGTACGAATTAAAGCAATTCGAGCTTTATATTGTTGGTTTGTTAGTGCGTTTGCTGCTGTTTCTTTTTCAGATGCAGCAGTTTTAAGTTTTATTAACTTTGTTTCCTCAATTCCAAGCGCTATTTTTTGAGCTGCTTCCAATGCTTGAATTCTTTCAAGTGAAGCAGCCGAATCATCAGCATCAAATAATGCATTACTTTGTTTTGTTTTCAATTGCTTAATAATAACTTCTTGACGTTGAACAGCATCTTCAATGTTGGCTGTAAGCGCATTATTTGATTGAGTCAACAAACGATCTATTTCTTTCGTTAGTGTTGCATTAGCTACCTGTTCTGCACTTAATGTGGGTACTGGTGCACTTGAGGTTCCAGTGGGAACAGGGCCATTACGTCCACGCCTTGTTTTTGGTACTGATACTTCACCAGAATCAACTCGTGCTTGTGCACTAGCAGTTAATTTAATAGTACCTTCCGTACTCTCGAAACCATTATTAACTAACTCTATAATATCTCTGAGTTCTTTTAATGTATTGATTAGAATTCTTATTGGCCCGAGGTCAGCTATTTTTATAAGAAATTCTTGCACACCAATAGCAGCAGCCACGAGTCCGTTGACTAAGAATAGAAATGAGTTTGTTAAATCAGCAACTAGACCTGAAAGAAAACTTATTGTCGGTCTTAGCTTCTCAAGTAATCGAAAGAATGTTTCTGTGCTTGGGGCTGTATCAGCAAATGAACCTCTTAACGCTTGACCAATTGATTTGGATAATGAGTTATACGCTTCAGCAGATTTCGCCAGTGCATTAGTTTGTTCTTCACCAACAATATCGTTTGTGACTTTTAGTTTTTTTGCTAGTGCATCAAGTGATGTTGTATTGGTATCTAGAATAGCAGATAACTTGTTTCCGTCAGAGCCTAGAATTTGGACAGCCAGTGCACTACGCTCTGCTTCATTGGAAACGCTTGCCAGTTTTGCAATAACATCGTTAAACACAGAACCTGTATCACGAAGATTACCATTGGTGTCTCTGATTTCAACACCTAATTCCTTGTATGCAAATGCTGCTGGGCCTGCACCCTCAAGTGCAAATTCACCTAAGAATTCACCAAAGTCTCTGAATAAATCAGATGCTCCCTGCATATCGATATCAACTTTTTTACCGATTGCAGCAAGCGTTGATAAACTGGTTGTAGTAACTCCAGCGACGGTTGCTAGTTTCTTTAATTCAAGTGCTGCCTTTGCTGCTGTAAATTGTGCAGTAGCAAAGCCAGAAATAGCAGCGCCTAAAGCTACACCAAATGCAACCATTGGATTTCTTGCAGCTTTAAGCAGAGTACTAAAACCACGAACTTCTCCACCAGCACCTAGTAAAGCACTTTTAAAATTCTTGGTCTTACTTGTGGCATTTTTTGTTGCTTTCTGGTTCTTATTTAATTTGCTGCTATTATCGTTGAGACTTTTTCCAGACTTATCAGCTTGGGATTTCATCTCTTTTAATGCTTTGATGAAATCTTCCAATTCCTTGAAATCGATCTTTGCTGCTAGTTCATATGCTGTAGTCATGTTGTGTTCTCTTTACTATTACTGTATTTAATAAAGTTTCGGTCAATTTGAAGGATGCAATTGACCTCTAGAGGACATAACTTAATTCGATACAATTTAATATAATCTTTGATCTGGCCTAAATTAACTGGGTCAGCTTCTCTGCGCAAACCTGCAAGAACAAACCATGCGTTGTAAGCTCTTTTATAAATGAACGGGAAGGGTTTATCTAACTCTGGATTTAATTCTGAATAATCAAAACCAGCATCAGGATAGGTTTTCCTACCGAACTCCAATCTCTGCCGTTGTGTTTTGCCCTTACTATCTGGCATATCCATTGTGACGAATCTCTTTATATATTCATCAACTTCAGTAAGGGCCGTTAGAAAAAATTGGTTGTGTCTTTAATAGCAAGATCTAGTTGAACTCTTATCCACGCCATTTTTGGGTTACTCAATATTTTGTAACAGGCTTCTTCTGAGAATGGTTCTCCAAAAAAATCAGGACACCAATCTTTCACACATTTGGCCATTGATTTAATTGTTTCATCTTCTAGGTCAGTGTCTGGAACTTCCGACAATAAATCTCGCATTGAACGGCTGGCATCATCAAATTCGTCGCTATAGATTCCAACTATTTGCATCCAACCTCCAGTATCTTCAAAGTCTGAAGGACTTAGTATTTTTAATTTGTGTTCTTTAGGCTGAAATGAAGCCAGTGTTTTTTTAACAACCTTCTTAGTGATTTTCTTTTTTGGTGCAGTTTTTGTGTTAGTGGTCATAGATGAATATCCTCATTGATATTCATATTTACTATTTTTTTTGAGGTGTGTTATTAGGTGCGTGTAATGCGAATGGCAGACTTACCAGCAGTATCATTACGAAGTGCTTTTAATTGTATGGTCTGGATTATCTGACCACTTGAGTTAACTGGAATAGAATCCTGAAGAACTCGAACACGGCTGAATTCCCATTTCTGACTTGTGCTTGAATCTGGGTCATTTAGAGTGAATTCTAGTGCTTGATCATCTTGATCGTTAAACGCTTGTAACATCTCAGCATCCTTGAATTGAGCCGTTAATGAAATATCAACAACACTTCGGCCAGCAGCTACGCAAGCGGCATTTAATTCGCCCCAAACGTTAACGCTTTCTAAGTTATTTGATAGGTTTACAGTTACGCCTTGAACGTATCCAATTGCAGTACCATTGAATTTCATATTTCCATCGAAATGCATATATGGTTTTCTGTTTGCAATTTGTTTTGTTGGGTCAGTGTCGCCCGATGCAGCTAATTCTTGACCAGTACCAATCATGCCAAATGATAGTGAAGCAGTAGAATCAAGCTGTGCATCCAATGTCATAGTGTTAGGTAGACAATCTTTGTACTGGCGAACAACACCATTATCTAATTGATCCATCCAAAGTGTCATTGGATTTTCAATTGAATCTACTTCCAGTACATCACTAGACCATTGCCCAAAAAGTGCAGCTTCTAGAAAATCATCATACTGATCAGATCGATGTGCAAATTGAAGATCGAAAGTAGATGACTGAGCACCAAGTCGAACGTCAAGTTCTTCACGAGTTCCATTTAATGATGGATCTTCAATTGTTGCTCGTACAGCATCAGGAGATGCACTTACAAATGGTTGAACGTCTGTGTCACCATCCACGATTGTCGGGATAGTGCCAAATATTTGTTGTTTGATCGATGTAAGGCGTGTATTCCCGCCGTTGCTAAAACATGCCATTAAAAAAATCCTCTATAGATAATGTATTTATGGTCGAGTGATGAAACTTTGAGCTTCTATCACTACCGTAGACAATGTGTAATTGGTCGTAATGTTGTTTGGATTCTTGTACGCTCGTGTTGTGTCAACACAAACATCATCAATTATTAGGTTTCGACCACGAGCAAATAATTTAATTACATCGTCTGCAAAGGCGTTTGTTCTATCTGTGCCACTACCAGCAGGTACAAATAATTGAATTAAGAATCGCACTGGATATACATCATCACCACCTATGCCAATCGAGTTTGGAAAAGATCGAAGTGGTTGCAATGTGGTTCGAACATAGGTTACTTTTTTAGTTGAAACCTGTTCATCACTCTGGAGATAGCCAGCATCATTTTCTTCAATTAATTTTGGAAGATCTGGTAATGTCTTTAAATGATCGGTCAATAATTTTTGAATCGTTACGTATTCCATTAACTTGTTTTCCTGACGTATTGTTCGACCATGTATGGAAATTCTGATACTGCTGGGCCTATCACTCCAGATGCTGCTTGATTACTCCAGCCGTTTTCCAGTGCAATCAATTTCTCTATGGGTTCATCGGTGTTGTATATGACAGAGAATTCAGCATCAATGTCAGCTTTCCATCCACTGCGATAATCACCAGTGTCAACTGGACTTAGTTCTTGCACACGTTCTAGAAATTCATTGGTCAGTGCTTCACCCATATTTTCAAGATCAGATATCAATGGGTCTGTGCCTGCTGTTGAAAATGTCACTCTGCTGTTCATTATGTGATGTCCTTCTTTTCTTCGTCCAAGATGTATTCTAGATATTGATTTTTACCTACATCGACAACATTGAATCCAGTGACTTTGAAAAATCGATTATCGACATGGACTCTATAAGTGGGGTCAGCATCTGATCGGTATCGTGTATATAACTTATGCGTTCGTTGATTTAATGCTTGCTCACCACGATTTCTATCCAGTCCACCAAGGGACTCGAACTTACATCTATCTTCATAAGCTGTGATGTACTGACCAGCAGTTTCATATCTTGTAGCATCCTGTTCAACGTATTGTTGAAACGTTACAGGCACACGAAAATCAGATATCTTTAATTTCTTAATTGGCATTAGAGCAGCACCGGACGATAGCTTTGCCACAATCGTTTGGTTTCAGGCTGAAGGTGTGGAGTATCCAGTTCTGACTCGCCTCTGTTTTCAAATAGCGAAGCCAGCTCGATCATCATTCCAGTCGAAAGTGATTTTGGAATATCATCTGGTGTTTCACCAAATCCGACACGATAGGTAATTTGGATTGGCTCAATTGATCGAAGCTCTATATCAGGCCATTTTTCACCATCATTCAATGCAAACACAGGATTCACTGGGTCAGAATTTGTAATCCCTTTGGAAATGTCCAGTGTGGTTAGTTCGTTAGTGGTCGAATATATATTGATTGCCACAATATCGATTATTGGGCCACGTTTTAATTCAATGCAGTTCGATTCAGGCCAGCAATCAAGGTACAAAGTCTTAGTCTGTTGAATAAGCGAAATTCCACAGTAGTTTTCACAGCTAACCGTGACACTATCAATTAATGATTGAATTGTTATATCGAAATCATCTGATGTGACATTAAGGTACTCTTTTACCTCTGCAAGACTTATCGGATAGTCTTGAGCTTGTACGATTGTTTTGAGATAGGACATGATTTAGTCCTTCTTCGTGGTAGATTTTTTTCGTGTTTTACGTTTTTTAGGTGCAGGCTTAGGTGCTGAAGGTGCTCCATCAACCACATCTTTGGTTTCATAATCGCCTTTGGTTTCTTCGATAGGTGAAGCAATACCTGATGCAATCAGCCGTTCAGCAACAGCATCATCAAAATCCATTTCTGTACCTTTGACAAGATCTTTGCCATTTAGAACTTTGTTTATTGGGCTGACTTTGACGTTTTTTGTTATGTATACTTTCATGAAATACTCCGAGTAATGGAGTATTTATGCGAATGTCAGAACGAAGAAAGCCTCCAATAAAGGAGGCTTTTATCTGTGTACTTAATTAAAAGTAGGTATTAAGCGAACTTCAAACCTTTGACCGCTCGGCCATTAGTTAGGTGTCCACCAACTCTCCATTCACTGAATAGAGTTAGGTATGCACGATCACTATAGATATCGCGTATGGTTCGAACAGAACCTTTGTCCACAATAGTGTATGCGTCCTGAAATGAACCCATGATAATTGGGACACTGCCAGAGCCTATGTCGGGCATTGTATCGTCAATCAAAAATGGAATATCATACAAAGTTGTGATGATAGACTTACCATCCATTTGGCGTCCAACGTCTACCAAATATCGGTTTTCGCCGTCCTTCAAACGTCTGTAAGCACCAAGAGTCTTTCGATTACAGATAGCATAAATGCCGCCATTTGTATAGAAAGGGTCAAGAGCTTCTTGCAGTTTAAGAATATCGTCCTGATGTGGAACAGCAGCTTCAGCATCTACAACAGCAACTTCATCATGAGTCTCTGCAACAGTTGAATCGGCTGATAAGAACTGTTGAATACCTTTTGGACGATTTACACCGTCACCATCGATAAACGCTCCACCTTCTAATTTAGAAACAGCTCGGCCAGTAACTCGTGCCAGCCATTGTTCTGCATTAGGCGTATCGGCTAATTGCTCGGGTGTAACTTTCGGAGCTGCATAGATTGGGTGAAGATCGATTTTACCTTGTGCAAAGGATGAAACTGCTGTATTTGGACGTGCTTGCGTTTCAGCAGAAAATCCAGCTTCACTCTCTGATGCTTCGTTATTAAAGAGCCATACATTGCTGCTAGTAATAGTTTCTTTATTAGCAACTCGACGCATTGCGTTAGTGCTATCACGAAGTTCAAATACTTTAGATACAAGAGCGTTAGGCACTAGAAAACCAGCACTTTCATCAACAGTTGTATTCCATTCAGCAGCTTTTACTTCAGTTGCATCACCAGATTGAATCCAGCTTTTGAATTCATTTTCGTAATTACTTTGAACAACTTCTTCTGTCATTGACTCAACTTCTGAGCGCTTCTGAGCAGTTTCAATTGCTTCAAGTTTCTGTTCCAGTTGTGAAACAGTTTCATTGAGGGCATTACCCTCGCTTTCCAAGCCAGCATCATACTTGGCTTGCATGTCACTTAGGACACTTTTGATTTCGGATAACAGTTGGTCGTTTTCCATAGTCATTAACTCCAATTTTATTAGTATCGTTTTGCATGGAGAAAATGAGTCAGGAACATAAGTGCATTACTGCGAGTCATGTAAAGAGTATTTTTCCGCTAAACTTGAAAGTATTTATTAACGGAAACGTACAAAAATATATTTTTATTTAAAATCCTTCAATAGATCGGTAATTTGATCAGATGATATGGTTGATTTTTCTTCTACAACTTCAACATCATCGATAATTTCATCAACAATTACATCTTCAGATTTAACCTTATCGATGTGGGCATCAGGACAACTTGGCACAGAAACAACCGACACCTCTGCAAGATTTAATTCAAGTAGATTACGAACAATCCTGCCACCAACGCGCTCACTACTCTTGCGAATTACACGATAACCAATTGATAATCCTGATAGACTTTTTGACCTAATTAATTCAAGAACATCATTACCTAGTCGTGTCTTTGCCAGTGTTCCACGAACTCTCAAACCTGAAGGTGTTTCAGTGATTTCGTCCCAACGTCCAATAGGCTCCATAGGATTGTGATTAAAATACATCATCACCTGTTTGCCAGTGTTGAGGCTTCGCTTAAAGGCTCCCAATTGCACAATGTCACCATGACTATCAAGCGTTGGTACTGATGCCCATCCTTCAATAGTTCCATCTTCAGCTTCAGCCACTTCTAGTGAAACAGTGCTGTTCTTAACTTCGTAATCATCATGACCTGTTTGATTTTTCATGTACGTTTTAAACTCGACGATATTTTTATCTAGGTCAGTCTTATATTCAGCATCTTGGATGCCTTGAAGTTGCTTTTCTACTTCATCAGAATCGATTTCTTCAACTTCTTCAACTTCTTCAACTTCTTCAACTTCTTCAACTTCTTCAACTTCTTCAACTTCTTCAACTTCTTCAACTTCTTCAACTTCTT